AAGTTTGACATTAAATGTTTCGCCATCATGTTTTACATACATGTATAGACTACCCTTTCTCATTCTATATTGTACCTGACCGTCTCGCATTTCTGTCTTTTCTGGTCTTCCTTCTTCAACCTTATGTTTTTCTGGTTGCTGTTTCTTTTCATAATTTATTTCTGGTATAGGTATAGCCATAATCTATTACGTGAGCGATGCGCCCGTATCCGTAACTTGAGGTTTTAGTACCCTGTACTCAATAGCAATATCATTTATAGCCATATTATGGGTTTTAGATGGTAGATTACTGTCCTTTATTCTAATCTTTACAGATTGACACCTAACAGGTGATTCTGATAATGTGAATACTCCTCTAGCCCACTGGTCTAATCCAACATCATAAAATTGCCCATCTGCCGCTTGTGACCACGAATCTAGTCCATCAATAGAGTACGATAAACTCGGCGGTCCCTCTGTAAGCGTACCCTTGTACGTAATATATACTTTGTACAATTTTTTAAATATAGATGGGTCTTCAAAATCTATATCTCTAGTCTCTAAAGACGGAGACTTAGTAGCCCCTTCTACTCCATTAATACAATAAAATGTCCCAGTAGTATTATTGCCTGCAAATATTAAATTTCCATTATTATCTATTATAAAATTTGTTTTATCATTACTGTCTAATTTCTGATATGCATATACCCATGATTCAGTGTTCATATCATATATATACATATTTCCAGAAGATGTAGTATCTAATGCAGAGTCTACAACAAATATAAAATTCTTTTGTGGAACATAGCCAACCTGTGAATTATCATTGATAAAATTTGCCCATACTCCTAAATCTATTTTATATCTATTTTCCTTTACATCTATAAGTAAATTCCTTATTCCCTTTCCATCGTATACATAGCACCCCATATCATTAATAAATATAACACCTCTTTCTGTGCGTATACTTGAGGCAGGATTTTTTATACCCATTAAAGGATGCGCGCTTTTCAGAGATTCGCCCCTGCCACCGCCAGAATCTATAACATATAATATATTTTTCTTGAACTGTAATATGTTATCCGCAAATTCTTCTAATTTAACAATATCGTCACCATCTTCTACTACAACATCCAAATAACCTGATTTCGTAAATAAATCTGGTTTAGCTGGTTTAGATTTAAGTATTCTGTCCTTGTGGATATGCACTGAGCCATCTGACTCTGTATATTTAACATGCCCTAAATATGTTGTCCTATTTAATACAACGGCAGATTTAAACATAGGTATAAATTCAGGCTTATTTCTCTCCCGATACCTTCTGGTAGCATCAACGTCTCCTTTAAACACATAACCAACCTTATGTATAGATGGATTCATCATAGCAAACCTTGCTGTAGTCGTTCCAAACGAAATAGGCTGTCCTATAACAGTCCCAGAAGCATTTGTAGCTCTCAATCTATAATAATATGTTCTATCATTAATTAAAGAAGTAAGGGCAACAGTTACATTTGTTGAACCGCTATTACCTGTGATTTGCACAACTGTTGTATCTGTTCCGAAATCAATAGTTGTACCCCATTCAAAATGATAATTAATAGTCCCAGAATCAATATGGTCTATCCTGCCATTTATGGTAGCAGATGTAGCGGCTTCATTAGTTGCAACCAGTGTAGTCACCGTAGGTAAATTAGGTTTAGTGACCTCAGTATCTGCCGAACTTGACGTTGTTGCGCTAGTAGCATTTACAGTAGCTACTATCTGCCAATAATAAGTAGTATTTGCATTTAATCCATCTATAGTAGCAGTTTTTGCTATAGCAGACGTTGTTAGAACGTCCGTTAATGTGCTATAAGTATTGGTTATCGCACCAGAACTCGTTCCATATTTTAATGCTAGACTACAATGATTCCCATTTGTGTCTACAGAATATCCTATGCCTATAGAATCTGTATCTACAGAGCTACTAGTAATAGAAGAATATGCTATTGTTGTCGACTCTGCTGTAGTAAGCGTACCAAGAGCACCAGACCCAGAAGAATGATATGTTATAGTACTACCGTCGGTTTTTTTCAGCCATAACCTATATGAATAAAGTGTATTAGCTGTAAGCGATGTTACTACTATTCCTATATCAACCGCTCCCTGTCCTGACGCAATAGAGGTATGAGCTGTAGAAGTTCCACCACTGCCATTGGTATCATTTACTATCGCAGTAGTGTTGCCAGTTAAATAAGTAAACCACCATTCAAACTGAACACCATTTGGTGGAGTGTTAGGATTAACCAAGCCATTTAGCTTAGCACCAGTATTATGTATATTTGTTTCTTCGCTTAATTGAGCTGATGGGAGAAATGGCATTATGCTAACCTTATCCAGCTAATTTGTTTAGGATATTTAAACCCAATCTTAATATGTTTAGGTTTCATTAGCTTTGACTTTAACTTATTAAGTTTTCTTTTTTTCCAGTGCTTGTTTTGCCTTTAATTAAGTTCAATACCTGCTCGTATTCTGGTTCAGTAGCGTCATCCTTTGGTACTATAAAAATATCATAATCATTTGGAGGATTAGACTCATTTCTTGCCCCACTACCAACATATATATACTCAAACTTATCAGCAAATACATCCACCGCGTCACTTACCCTATTTAAGACATCTGAAAACATATTAATAACCATAGCTTTCATATTCTGTTGCATCGCCTTGGTCAGACGCTTCTGCTGGTTCTGCTGCTCCACTGTCTGAAATTGTAAAGTCGGCATCTATCGAATCTACTTCGCCAAATGCCTCATCTAGCAATGTTACTTTATAATTAGAAGTACCAGTGGTGGTATTCTTCAGGCTTATATTTACCGTATATGGACTATTATCGTCCATCTTAAAATCTTGATATATTGGCGTATAATGTGCTCCTTCAAGCCTTAAAGTCATATCTCTTTCTGGTGTACCAGATTCGCCAAAACCAACCCCACTATTAACGTTTACAGTAACTGGTAATATAGCTGTTTTATATGATGTGCTAGGGGTCAAAGTGCCTAAAGTCAAACTTCCTATCCATTTACCAAATAAACTTTCAGCGGAACTATATGCTTTCCAATGATATTTATCACCGCTTTGCATATCAAAATATTTTAAATGATACCAAACCTCTTGAGCATAGTGTCTAAAATAGCAATTTATCCCAATAATCCTATCGTCTGTAAGAATATGATTGGTTTCTGCTGTAAGAGTTTGAACAGAAGCCGTACTTAAAATTAACTGCAACATCAGAGTTCTATCGTAAAATGCTCTCATAGTTTTACCAGTAGAAGTTTCAACAAGGGTAATTGGTCCTTCTTGCTTGCCACTATATACTGGACTTAGTCCAAATTCGTATTGACCATTAAACTTCCCACCCTTTTGACTCCAATATACCAGCAATATTCTATTTTGTGCACTGAGTATAGCACTGCTTGGCAATGCGTTATAGAATGAATAACTCCAGAATCGACACATCGTGCCAAGCTCCTCAAAGCTTTTTAATTTCTGGTCTCCAGTAGACCATCTTGATATTGGATGTAACGATGTACCAGCATCATCAGTTTGAAATAACCTATTTTCTACATATCCATGATACTGATTAACGCTATTATCTCCAATGGTACTAAATCTGATTTGTCGCCACTGCCGTCATATAAATTAATTCTATCATCGTACCAAGTGCCCCGATTTACTGGAAATGCATCTATTGTCATATCTGTTGGGTCTGATTTAAATATCCAGTATTCACCAGTATCAGCAGCTGAAGCATTCATATCACCATATCTATGGTCTGTACCATGAGCAAATAATCCATGATTCGGTATAATTTTAGAAGCGCTCTTAGCTGTAGGTAAATCAGTATCTACACTATTGGCTGTTGGCGTATCAGCTAGCGTTCTCATCTGACCTTGTCTATTTACAAGCCAATTCTGTATATCTACGAATTGATTTTCTTTTATATCTCTAGCATCATCATAATTATTAATGCCACCGCTAAAATCTTTAATTATTTGCCTTACTTTTCCCATTATTGTTGCTGTGCGCCTCCAGCCGCCTGTGCTGTTGGACCACCCTGAATCTGTGCGCCAATATATGGTTGTAATGCTTTCTGATATTTTTCTCTAAAAATTGCCAGCTCTAACGACATGTTTTTATATTTATTACCATATGCTGTTACTTGAGAACCGTAGTCCTGAATCTCCATTGATATTTTACCAGACTCAGAACCAGCTAACTCAGTATCTTCTTCTGTTCTTATATATGTTTCTACCTGAGTAAACGATGGCGGAGTTGGTATTCCCGTAGAGGTAAAATTGCCCAACTGTTTAATCCTAACCCTGATAGCAGTTCCATAAACAAGGGCAGTGTCTAATTCAACAGGAAACACTCCAGTCCCAGATGAATCATTATATGCCACCGTTGGATAAACTACTAAATTTATCTTTACTTTTGCGCTTGCCGCCACAACATTACCGCCATATACATATATATAATTATTTTTTATAAAATATAATGGTTCTCTATCTGAAGGATAAAAAACACTGTCTATATTCTGTATTTTTTGCTCATACTCAAGACCAACCTCTTTAGCCTGACGATATATACCATCATTGTCTTGTTTGCTTACATTTAATAATCTTGTAGAAGATAACTTATATCCATTTGTTATAATATCTGTTACTTCAGAACTAAATAAATATAAATAAGTAGGGTCTAATAAGTTTATAATCTCATGCGCAGTATCTGTAAGCACATCTGTGTAAAACTTAGGGTCACTTTCTTCTCCACACAGGCTTTCTATTTTAAAATAATATAAATTGCTAGCCATTAGATAAAGTCAGGTAATGGGTTAGGAAGAACATCCATCATCGCCTCTCTGTTTCTGTCTGTTACTAAATAATCAGCTTCGTGCTGTGCGCCAATTTCGCGATGCGCAGATGCTTGTTTAAATTTTCCATCTATATTCATTAAATCGCTTATTGAATAGTGCATTGCGGCTCGTACTAATCTTTCTGGAACATCTACAATATCGTCTAGTTTCACACGCGCGCGCGGGCGCGCATAATAAGTAACATTTAATGTACTGTCGCCATCTGTTGTAGATACTGCCTTATGTAATATAATTTTTCTAGTATCCTGTTGAAAATTTCCACCTGCTGTTGCTACAGATGTAGAACCAGAATTATGAACAATTGTAAATGTATCTGTTGTTACTTCCGTTACTTTATTCCTTGTCCCCTCTAAAGATAAAACCTCTGGCACATTTACTGGTGGGGTAGAATTGTCAATAGCGACCAGCTCTCTTAATACTACATAATCTCCTACCGCCAAACCATGACCTGCTGAAGTAAATATTGTATTAGTAGCGCTAACTGCTATTGTGCCTATATCTCCATATAAGCTCACATATTCTCTATAATAATATCCAGCGTAATCGTTTAGTTCGTCTGGATTTGTAACCAATGTTTCTGGAACAAATGGTAATACCCTAGTTCCTATAATAACACGATATATTTGATTTGTAACGTCGTTATTTGCAAATATATATTCTTTTGTAGTTGACGCTACTGTAAACTCCTCTGTTTTTAACTTTCTCACATACCTTTTCCCAAGCGCTTCTACATTATCATCAAACATCTTATTTTTGATAGTAGAGGTAATTGGAAAGGTTGGGCTTATCGCAACCATTGCCGCGTCTATTAGCTCGTATACTTCTTTGTATCTCATACTTAATCCTTTAGCGTATGAGGGGTGAGCGAACTCACCCCTCAATCAACCATTCGTTATACGAGTTTCAGAATCGCGTGAGTCTGTTCGTTACGAATTTCTGGTCCACCTTCGTAGAGCCATTCATCCGTTGAACCGTCCTGCCCGCTTTTCACAATATCCTTACGCAATTGCATATCGGATTGTGAGAGTGCGCGCATCTCAGCGTTACCAAAATCCACAATCAGAGCATAGTCTTCATGCACATCATTCAAATAAGGATGCTGAATAAAGTCTACCTGACCAATCGGTCCCATGTAAGAACTTACACGTAACCCAGCCTTGATGTCTTTACCCATACCTGACTCGAATTGAGCTCCAGCGCTGGCGCGTACAGCCTTAACAAGCTCTTTCATCCATTTATTTGAACAAAAAGCCGTTTTAACCATACTTCCAGACAACTGGTCTACAAAGATATTCGCTACAACACGGTCGAGGTCGTCGATACCGTCGCTGAAGTCCCATTGAAAATCGGAACTTCCCCTGCCGTCATTGGTCTGAATTAAACCCGCTCCCGCGGCTTGACCTACACCAAAAGCAGAGAATCTACGCCGCGGCATTTCAGCCGATGCGTCTGCATCTCCAGCTCCATTGGTTAATAGTGCCCACTCAATATCTCCCTTAATCTTAGCAAGCTTTCTAGCTTGTAAGCGTGCCATTTCCTGTTCACCATACTGCTTGGAAACCCGAGCAGTACGTGTGATGTTATATGGTTCACGAAAGATTTGAGTATAATTCGCCAATCTGCGAACTTTCTTTGTTGACATTCCTGCAACATCTGCACCTTCAGCATATCCTTGCTTAGCTCCGTGTACGTTATGCACACTAGCGTTAGTAGCATTTCGGACAGCGTGTCCTACAGTGCCTAGATATTCAAACTGAACTTCTCCAACCTCACTTGCCGATAAAGCAAACACTGCTGCAGTGGTACTAAATGTAAATACAGAATCATCTGAGTTCATTGTACCTTTACCAAACTTAACAGACAGCGGGGAATCTGCCCCAGCCGCTGTTTGACCATGGTCCAGTACAACAAGTATTGCCGCAACTCCAGCGCTGCCGCCGTTTATCCTAGCAATTCCAGAACTGTCTGGAGTTGCTTTGTAAACGTTGCCAACCTCTATGCCTTCCATCTGCGCCTGTCTATTCATTTTTGCGTATGCAGTATCAGTTTCAACTGCCGCAAAAGTGATTTTCATAGAGCGCTTCAAGAAATGCTCGTCTTCCATCCACTCAAACTTTGGCACAGGTGTAGACCTTTTGCTTATTCGTCCAAGCAATGTAAACAGAGGAGTAGCGGAGGGATTGTAGTAATGTACTTTATTACCTAACTCAAGAACATGTTTGGAATCGCCTGAGGTGAATTTTGTTAATCCACTTCCATAATTATCAGCCATTTTCCATCTCCGTCATTATGTATTCTTGTTAAATTGCATCAAACTCTTAAAAAGGTCTTCTTCTTCAAGGTTTGTTGTGGGACTAGGCGGTGTAGTACCGCTAATCGCCGCCGCTGAAGGAACTTCCTTTCTCTCTTTCCCAACTTTGGGTAAGTTTGATTCATTTTCAAGGTGTTGTCCAGTTAAGGCTCTCCAAACACCTACCATATTTTTAGTCGTGACGTTTTCATCGTTTGTCATAAACTCAAGGTACTGTTCTATCTGACCATCAGACATGTTCTCTTCTTTTCTCAAATAATCAATGTATTCTGCTTGTTCATGGTTTTCTTGTACTTGTGAATCTCTAGCATGAAGTTCGCCGCGAACAGCATTTACAACTTCACTGATTATTTGTTTCCGTTCGAACTGTTTTTGTTCCTTGTACCATTCATTAGTTGGAGTGCCCTCGGCATAAATATCCATAGAATCAAAATCCTCTGGAACTTCTGGAGGGTTAACTTCTTTATTTTTCTTATCGACGGTTTTTTGAATAGCTTCAACGGCTTCTGGATTTTCGCGTAAAAATGAAACAATTTTTTCGCTTTCTACAGAATTTGCCGATAAAGTTTCTATTTCGTTACGAGTCTTGTCATTCTGACTTTGCATTTCCTTGTAGGACTTTGCAAGTTGTGAACGACCTTCGTCGTCATCTCGAAATTTGCCGTCAATAAGCCAACTAACGTCAGACTTAGTTTCTGGTTCTGGTTCTGGTTTATCCTCTTCTGGGACACCTTTGGATTCTGCCTTTTCAACTTCGACAGGTTCATCTTTAGAGCCTTCTTCAATTTGCGGTTCTTCTTCAGAGCTTTCAGCGTTAAACGCCGTCAATTCATCAATTACATCCACATCTGATTTCTGGTTATCTACAGTTACTACTTCTTCGTTTACTTGCTTATCCTTCTGTTCTTCTTGTGCCATACGATGCTCCGTTACTTATGAGTTACCCTTGTGCATTCTGGGGCTCTTGTTTGATTGAGTTAATCATATCACGCGCTTTGTTTGATGCAATTTTAGTAGCATCGCGCTGGCGCGCCTTTTCAAGTTTTTCACTAGATTTGACATTTGTAACAGCCTGCTGTACACCCTTAGTGGCTTCAGATATTTCAGCTCTCATATTTGCATGAAACAATTCTCTTTCGCGAGTTTGCAGGTCTCCGCCGAGCTGTTTTATTTGCTCTTCCATCTGTTGTACCTGTCCTTGCAATTGTTGAATTGTTCCCATACGCTTTATAAGTGCGCCTTTGTCAACATCTGTCTGCATATTTAATATGACTTGTTCCTTGTCATATATGCCAGCCTGCATTAGACCTATATCTCTTTGCAGGTCTGCCATTGGATTTTTAGCTTTTGTAGAACCTGCCAATACTTCGACATCTACATCTGCTGTTACTATGTCATTCATAATTCTTATAGCACCCTGTCCATGGTCATCAACGGGAAGATTCAATTGTACTTCCTTCTCATCGCCTACAGGGTTTACTAATCTTAAAATTCTTTGCTGGTCATATACTTTTGGTATCCATTGTACGGCTACTTTCCCTAGCGCTGTCAAACAATCAGATATTGGAAGTATTTTCCAATTCTGCTTTCTTGATACAGCCTCATCTATTAATGATGCTTCACCAACAGTTCCGGGCGTAGCGGCTGGATTACCCTGTTGAAATTTATATGAGCCAAATACCTGCTCAATATCAACTTCATATCTTTGTTTTTCATTATATAGCGCACTAGATACTGAAGGAGGAACAAATTCTTTTATTTTCTGCTCTTTCAGCGCATTCGGATTAGCCCTTATTATCGCATTGGGAATATGCCACTTCGCCAGTTCTTCAGGGTCTAACGCACCATCTTCATATATAAGTTTAAAATTTGTCGTAGCATTTGTGTGCGCTATAATTAGTGCTTCGGTCCTATTTAACATTCTCTGTGGAGACTTAGCATGCCTAACATCTCCAGATGGAAATGGATTTCCAGCATGTTCATTACAGGCTGGCACTATAGGATAATTAGATATTGGTATTATTTCATCATATGCAACAGCGTCTCCAATAACACAAATTTCCCTTATTCTTCTTACATATACTTCTTTTAACTGTACAGCCTCATTCCCAGCATATTCTCTAAATTTTTCATCCTTCTGCAACTCCTTGTATTCGTGTCTATCATACATTTGAGTATATTTAGTCATTGGGTCAGTAAGCCTTATCATGGGAATAACAATTCTTTCCCAACGTACAAATTTTCTTACTTTAGGCAACATTCCTTCATCTGGTACGTCTGCGCGATGTATTACATAGTCCCTATTGTATTTATCTGTAGATAATTCATTTTTATAGTAATCTTCCTTAGCATCTTCAATTTCTTTTTTATATTGAGGAAATGCATTTTTTAAATGCTCCTTTGTATGCAAATCAGAATACACAACGCTTGCCGCATCAGAGAAGTCTGGTAGAGATGAATTTGGGTCTATAAACACTGATTCGGTTGGCATTTGTTTAATGCGTAATGCTCCAAGACCGTTTTCTGCCGCCCAATCTGGATAGACATATAAATAAGCAAGACCTTTTACAATAAAAGTCTTAACTGCGTTCCTAAAATGTACATTTGCCTGTGAATCTGCCCAAACACGTTCAAGTATCTGCGAATATATCCAAGCAATCTCTGAATCTGTCTTCCCAACTGGATGAACTTGCCACGAAGGTGGCGCGGCGGCGACATTTGCCAATATTTGCTCCACCGCTGGTCTAATCTTATTATTAGACTCTGGTGGCTGTCCTACACTAACTAAATATTCTTTTTGCTTTACAGAAAGCTGAGAGCCTAAATAAAACTCCCAATCTTCAGCCATTTGGTATCTATATTCGCTAGAAGCGCTTTCATACCTCTGATATTCTTCTCTTACGTCATCTGCGCTAATATCAGGATAATCTGTAGATTTTTCTATATTCGGTATAGAGCCGTACTTTTTAGCCATTAATTCGCCTAATTTATCCCTTAATATTACTAAACATTAGATATTTATGCATATATGTATTCTCCCGTCTGCCAATCAACACCAGTAAATCCTTTAGCGTCTTCTGTCCACACTCCATCTTTCAGTTTTAAATGAGGAGCAAAAACATCTTCAGTTGCCCATCGCAGTGCATCTAGCGTATCTTTTTTAAATTGACCATGCTCTTTAAACGATAATAGCTCCGATTCTAGTTCATCATGGTCATCTTTTATAAACATCGCCTTTGAAGCAAATAATGGTTGCATCTCTTTAATTCTATAATATTTAGCCTTAATTGCATCTTTTGGACTTATATTTAGGAATCTACCAGTTCTCTTTGATTCTCTAATAAGATAATCAGCTAACATGACATGACCTGTTTTTTCTACCCTTATGTCTCTGGGGTGATATTTATCGGCATATTCCATTATTTTTGCAGCCCCATCCATTGGAGCAACCTGTCCCCTAAAATAGTCTACTACATATATATTATACTCTGGGTCAACAGCAATACACATTACTACAGTATAATCAGCTTTAACATTTTCACTTGAGGCTGGGTCAACGCCAATAAACATATTAACTGGCAATTTTTCTCTTTTTCCGCCCTCTGTCCTTATGAGAAAACTCTTTTCATCCTCATATAAGTACGTTCCTGACCAATACTGTATATGTTCTTTCTTAAAGACTCTAAATGCATCGTCCATCGGTATATTCTGATATTCTTGATAAAAATATGCAACATCACCCTCTGATATTAACCTCTGTTTTTCTGCCAGAAGCCATTTGTAAGGTCTTCGCGAATGCCACAACACCTCAGGTGTTTTACTATTTTTGTATACTTCTTTACCTTCGCTAACAAATAAACCCTTTGGCGTATCCTGTATAATTGATTGATAAAATAATGATTTCCAGCCCTTTACTTTATAATTGCCATGCTTATTATAGGCTTTTGGACCAGCTATTCTATTCAAATATGCTTCTTCATCAACAATTGTTCCTATAAAACACAACTTTGCATCTCCAGAAGCTGGAATAACAACAGCATTCAGCCATCGCCTAAATTTATCACGCGCTAGAGGTGTGTTTGAATTAGCCTCGCCCTCTCCATCGTCAATTATTGTCAATGTTGGACGATATGCTCCATATTTCAAGCCACGAACCTTTTGTCCAGTTCCGCGAATTAAGCATTTACACATAATGGAAGGTTTTCCGTCCTCATCGTACCTTCCTATAATCTCTTTTTCTTCTTTTCCCCATATAGAGCCCATTCTATTGCCAAAAAAGTAGTGTATCTTTGGATTATACTCTACTTCGTTACCAAGCGTCTCTAAATTGTACTTAGACTGCATTTCAGACTCTGAAATAAGGAGAATAAACCTTTCTTCTCCGAATAATATTCTATGCAATGGATATATAAGGTTAATAAATGTTGACTTAGCATGGTCGCGAGGCGCAACAACAGCCAACTTATCTCCAGCCTGCATTTTTAATAAGTGTTGAGCAACCTCGCGATGAAATTCTGGCGATTTATTCCTTATATGATAATGCATTGAATTATCCTTGTCGCCAAATAATATATCTGAAAAAACAAATATATCCATATACATTGCTTTTAACAAATCCTGCTTTTCTTCATTAGACAGGTGTTTTAATTTTTTATCTTCTTTAATCATGCTTCCCCGTGTCCTACATGCATAAAACTCAATTGTTCATTCAATTGCTCAACTTCAGCTAGTAAATCCAAGATTATACCAGCAACCCTGCCAGAAACGTCATGTTTCTCTCCATTAATAACAACAAATCCTGATTCGTCCCTATTAATCTCTAAATCAATCTTTTGCAGTAATGCTTTTTTTATTACCTGTTCCAATGTATTCCTTGTCTATATATTTTCTTCTTAATCCAGACAATTGCTTTATTTGACCGTCTGACAAAGCAAAAAATCCTTCTATATGCTCTTCTTTGGTTTCTTTAGCGTTATGACCAAGCATCTCGCTAACTTTATTAACAGCGTTTAACCTAGTAGCCGCTGGAGTTTCTAATCCCTCAGCCAAATCTCTATATTTTTCTACTACCCAGTCATCATCAAGACCGCTTTCTACGAATTTATCTCTCATATTCATTATTATTCTCTTTTTAATATAGTCACGTTTGAGTAAAGCCATGCCACGTTGAAGTGCTTGGGTAGGGTTGTTGTCTGAATATATAGACTGGTAGGCTTCCACGATGCTGTTGGAAGTCCACATACCGTAGTCATTGACACTTCCACATTGAGTGAGATTGTCAGCAAAGGCTTTTTGCAGTTCTGTTGGCTTGACATTTCTTATCAATCCCCTTCCTTTGTAATAGTGTTCTTCATTCCAATCTTTTTGCTTAGACGCATAAATATGCTTTTTGTACGTCGCGCGCGCGCCATAACCCGTTCTAATATAGACAATCGGCTTTCTCGATGTCTTTGGATTCTTTTCATTTCTGCCAGTAACTTTAAGTACCTTATCGTCACATGTTTGAATCCAATCTCCTTTATTAGCATCGCGCCAATTAAGAACAGGAATAATGCCAGCACTATGACATTCATTGACATCGTAAAGTTTAAATTCTTTGCCTCTGCATTTTATTATTTTCATGGCTTGTCAACTCGCCCATCCCAATCAGCAACACCATACACATTATCTAGTGAGTCCTCAACAACATAATGTGCCTCAAATTCTTCTGTAAGGGGTTCGCCTAGCCAACCTAGTCTTGTTTCTGGATTATATTCAATCCAATCTGTTTCTACTCCTTGCCATGTATTGCCTCCTAGTAGCGTCTGCCTAACAGAAAGAGGTGGTGGAGTCTTATCTGGATATTCATTACCTGCAGTATCTACCACAACTTCTTTACCATCTATTATTTTAACCTCATAATGCGGATACTTGAGCCCTGTTGGAAAAAAGAGACCTTCGCTTTCGAAACCATATGTATCTTCACCATAATCTTTGGTTTCTTGCCGTGCGCTTTGATTGATGTTTATTATTCTACTGTTCCAATCTTCTGTGCTTTCATTTTCTTTTCTGGCAAATTTTATCGCATGACTAGATTCCGCTATAAAATGTTCCTCTAGTTTATGGTCGAATATAGTCATTCGTCCCCTTGGCGGTTCTAATCCTAAAGCACTAGGCTTCTGTGAAATCGACGCTCTGTTCTTATTGTCTTTCTTTCTAGTCCTTCCCATTTCACCTTCTTTGCGAATTTCAATTTCTAATTTTCCACCTGCTACCCAAAACTCTTCTAGCTTTTTCTTTTTATATGCTGAAATATTAGGTAGCCTACTTAGAAAACTATCAAATGATTGTTGAGCTCTTTCTTCGTCATCAATATTTGATATATATGTAGATGTTTTGTCTGGCTCTGCTGTAGACAGAAACATTTTGTCATAATCCGTAGCGCCCATCTCATCATAGTCTCCTGACAGCATACTCTCCTGTATATTGCCACCAGTTGTTGTTGGCAATGTTTGATTTTTTCTTGGGCGAATGTTCTTACGGACTAAATCGCCCTCTTGCATCTTCTGCGCAGAAAATAAAGCTTCTAAACCTAGCTTTATCTTTTGAAATAATGTTTTTTTCTTTTTTGGCGATTCATCTTGAAAATCAAAAAAATCAGGATTATTCAATAACCATCTAATTGATGATTCAATATCGAGGTGCGCCTCGCGTTCACCAGTCACATCTGGTAGTTGTTTACCGTAAACTCCCTCTCCGTACTTAAAAATGCTAGTGGGTCCATACTTTCTATACTCCTTTCCGAATTTCCTATGTAGAGCATCTTTTTCTTCAGGAGTCAAGCCTGCAAACTGTATAGCATGAGATAATTCAGATATTACTGAATCAGCCTTTTGTCGCTCTGAAAAATTCTTACGCGCCTTTGTTACTGAGCGGTAGTCTTCGCTGGTTGGGTCGAGGTTAAGCCCAAATTCTTTTTTTTCGGTGTCTGTAAATAAATGTGGGAATGTTTCTATGTTATCTAAACGCCTATCTACCTTATTCTTCCCGGTTTCAGTTAAATAGTCTTTAACCATTAAAGCGTTCGGTCCAACTTCATATAAAGCCCCAGCGGGTCTATCTTGTCCTGTTAGGCTTCTAAATACTGCTGGGTCATTGACTTCATATATAGCTGGCTTATTAGCTGCCCTATATATAGCTAATGCTGCCTTATTAAAAGACTTCTTATCCCTATCGCTAGGAGGCTCTTTCCAATACGCTGGATAACCTGAATATACAGTACTCTCAGGTAAAAGAGACGCTTTAGATATAATATCTAAAAATCTCTGTTTTTGCCATTCTGGGTCTGGAACACCCTTTATTTTACCTGTCCAATCCCTATCTCTAGGCAACTTTTTATATTTCGCTATATAATCGTCATGCTTTTTCTGCGCTTCGGTCTTCTTTACTTCACCGCCTTCTTTATATTTATTCTCCCAACGCTTAGCCATGGCAGGCTCATTCATATGCATCCACCTACGCTGTTTATCTGACTGAAATGGCATTTATTAACTAGACTCTGGTGAAATAAGTTGTATTACTATCGCGTCATGCTCCTTTTGCCATCTGCGTACAGTGTCTTTTATATGTGAAGGCATCTCTTTACCATCATACCTGTCTTCCATCTTCCATATCATCTCCTGTAAATAATCAGCCTTGTCACGTAAAATCTTGTTCTCTAGCCTCTCGTCTACAGCTTTTATATCTTTTTTAATGTCCTGAACTTGAGATTGTTTCGCGTACCTGCTGTCTATAGCTAAAACAGAACCCAGCACTGTAGAGATACCAATTGCAAAGGCTATATACGTATTAACCTTATTCAAATGCATATGCTAAAATTAGTTAAAAATATATAATCTATACAATACTATATATATACTATTGAAATAGAAGTTGAAGATGAAGAGCCATTGAATCGCATTGCGTTCGCATTGGCTTACCTATACTCAAAAATAGTGCGTAATTTGTCCGATACGTTGCGTAATGGACACCGCCCCCCTCGCGAATCGCGTTCGGTTTCGGTTTTTCGTTGAGTGCGTGATTCACTTTGCCTACGCGCGGAGTACGCGCGGGCGCAGTGCGCGCTTGGGTGCGCGCGGTGAACGCACTTGGGCAAGCGCATGCGTGCGCTGTGCGTGCGCATAGGCAAGCGCATGCGAGAGCCTATGCCGTCGGTATAGCTCAAGTATCGCTTGCACTAGCTCAAGTCATGCCGTATATTCAGGTCATGCCGACGGTGAGCCGTTGGCTCGACACCCTCACACATGCTCGCGGGGAGCGAGCGAAGGAGTAACATCATGCAACACAGCACACCAACACCAACAACACCGAACGCGTACTTCATAGACGCATACGAACTGCAAATCGTCGACGCGTACATAGACGCGTGGCTTAACATCGACGAAGTTATCGACGCTGACATAGCCCTCGCGTACGAGGTCTACGTCGAAGACTTGCGAATCGACCTTGCAGAACGCGCTTATAATAGCGCGGACGAAGCTGAGCTAACTACGCAAGCGCAGACGCACATGGATTCCTACGGAATCGACTTCAGTGAGTTTGATACTCCCTGAACGCGCGTAATATAAACGCTAGCGAAGGGTAGCGGGCGGTTCGACTCCCCTGCTACCCTCTATCCTCGACACGAATAGAGGAACAGTGCGCAGATACACAGGAAAAGAATGCATGCATTTTATGCATTCTTCAGGGCGCAGAGACAACACCAACCAAACAACACCAAGCGCTATAATAGCGCGAAGGAGAAACCATGTTCAAAACACTCAACTACGGTGAAACCGTAGAGTATGAAAGCGTCATCAGCAACAGCAAAGGCTGTTTTGTGCGGTTTGACGGAAGCACCGAGTTCATCTGTAGCCTCGGCAACAGAGAAGCAATCAATCTCTTGAGCTATGCTCAAGTTCAATTAGCTTGTGACCTCCTATCCACTTCGTGGATAGAGACTCACGAAGATAACCACCTCTGTCACGACATGGAGAATTATTACATAGTCGACGGCTATGAGTTCTTCGCTGAAGAGTGCGTAATGATGCCACAATTCAACGCGGAGTGCGGACAGTGGCGCGTAGCTCTAATAAACACCCTCGGGCAGAGAATCTATCTCGACGAGGATAGCCAAGAGTTTCACTTCATTTCGAGCCCTGACCTACAAGTAATCGAAGATTACTGGGACTGTGAAGGGAAAACTATAATAGCGCACGAAGATTTAATGAGCTGTCGGTTCATTGATTACTTCGGCGAACTAATCAACACTCAAACAAACAGCGCTTAAATAAGCGCGAAGGAGAGCGAACGACTATGACGAGTACGTTAAAGTACAGACACGCATAAGGGTAATCGCAAGCGGTGGAAGTGTAACTATCCCGCAAACCGAGGAAACCTTCGGCGTTAATGAAGAAGGAAATGGCGAACATTACACTATAACTCATGCGCTAGCTGACTATCTAAAGGCGTGCTCATACGAAGAAGCTGACGACGAACTCAATCGCGGTGCTTCGTGGGTGCGCGGTGCAGTGTACGAAGCCATCAAATGTATCAATTTCTTTGAAATTGCAGAGAATTTGATTGAGATGGAAGCCGACGACGACTGAACGACGAACCTTAATATACTCCTTTCCCATACGTAAGTATGGAAAGGAGTATTTAAGGAATATTTATGAGGAATCACAAACCGACAAAATTTGAGCAAACACTTGACATTCTGTCAAGCAACACGTTCGCGAAGTGGATTATAGTCTCGTCAGTACTATATCTGATGTGGCAAATGTTCATTCGTGGACACTAACACCTAAACCGACAACGTAGGAGGAAAAATGAACTACGACAAATGGTCAACCAAAAAACTGCGCGGTGAGTGCATATACATCTGTAAACGCGGAGGAGTTCGTAGCGGATGGATTAAGAACGCCCGCAAGAACGAATGCCTATTGTTTCTTAATGACGGCAAGAAGTCAGCTAGACTCGACGACAGGTGCAAATGCTACTATATGGAGCATGCTAGCCAGACTAACGGCTGTGGATTAGAGAACATTACGTACATGTTCTCACATTCGTCATCGGCTGAAGACAGTCGAAAGGCAAAAACACCCAAACTGAAGTCTAGTGCCGACGGTCTAGAGGGAATCCTCATAAATGCCGTAATGGAGACCATTAGCCGAGACGTAAATGATACGATTAGCTCGGCTGTGGAAGATGCGCACAGTGCGCTCATGCAGACGTTCGAAAACTCATCTGCCGACATTCTATCCGAGGTAGAGAAGAAAATAAGCGAACTGCGCAAACCGCTACATATCACCGTCGGGGATAAGCCGACTGTAAAACTGGACGGAGCAATAAATCACCCATTACTGCCCGATGTAATCGAGGCTTTACATTATCGTGATAAAGTGCTCCTCGTAGGTAAGGCGGGTACTGGCAAGAGCACGATGATTAAACAAGCGTCGTCGGCACTTGGCTATGACACTTCTGGCAAAACACACGAATATGTCTACATGTGTGGCACAGCGGGAGTGACTGAAGGGCACTTAACAGGTCGAATGCTGTTCAATGGCGAGTATCGTAACGGACTAGCTGTTCCGCCGTTCGAACGTGGCGGTGTGCTATGCGCTGACGAGTTCGACGGATTCGACGAGAATTGCGCACTGGTATTCAATGCCATGCTCGATGACCAAGGGGTATTAGCTATCCCTAATAGACCTGACAATCCTGTGGCGATTCGACATGAAAAGTTCAAGTTCGCAGGGTGCGCAAACACACACTGTGACGGTGCGGACTTCTCATACTCGGGGAGAAATCAGCTAGACAGAGCAACGCTCGACAGATTCGGTGACGTAGTTATCGAAGTGGATTATGACAAAGCTCTGGAACGCGCATTAATAGGCGAGTTCAGCGATACTGCTCACATGCTCTGGAGTCTGCGCAAGAACGTAGAGAGAGAGCGAATTGAACGAATAGTGTCGACGAGACTATTCAAATCTGCGCAAACATGGCGCAAACTAGGCAAATCTAATGCATGGTTTCTCGAGAGAATCACTACTTCTTGGACTGCCGAAGAAAAAGACAAAGTCGGATACAACGACATTGTATCGGAGGTCAAATGACTCCCGTAACGAACACAATCACAGACATGTACACAGACCACGTTTTGAGAGACGGCACAAAGGTTGGCATTGTCAGATTTAAAGACATGCGCGCCGAGCTACGTGCCGTAGAGGAACTAAACCTCTACTGCGATGTCGCGGACATACAAGGTTCGTGGACGTATGGCAGTGACTTCCCTACTCGAGAAGACACCGTTGGCGCTCTGAAATCTGGACGAATAGTGCAAGGTGTATTGAAGGAATACGACAGACAGCGAGCATTAATTGAGAAAGCTGTCGGAATTTCGAAGTTTCTCGGAAAAGGGCTCTCATGTAAACGCAAGCGCGTGCCCGCTGACGAAGGTGACGAGTTATCCATGTCCCGAATAATGTCGGGAAGTGATACATACTGGATGCGCACCGAGAGGAACAGCAAACGCAAGAACGTCCGCATAGGTGTGAACTTCTCACTTGCTTGTGGGAATCAAGACAAGGACTTTGCAAGGCTCGGCGGTACATTGGCACTGCTTTGTGATATATGCTACAAACTCGGGTTCAGCGTGGAAGCGCATGGCGTAGGCGTGACTGACTACGAAGGCTCGAGAGGGTATGGCTACATTGTCACTGACACGATAATCAAAAAGCCCGCAGAGAGAATGGATATTCAGCGCATACTGTCGGTAATGCATAAAGGACTACACCGCGATATATGGTTTGGGCTGAAGGACAAGCTCTTCGATATAAACAAAAGTTCGTACGGACGACAGACGCAAACGAGTGACGAACTGCGCGACCTCATAGGATTGGACTATGTAATCGAGCAACATAGCATCCGACGAGACGAACAACTCACTGGATTCTTCGAGGACATGATACACAGGCTCGTAGACAAGAAGGAGTACCTGCGATGAAAAATCATTCAAGGCGCGACAGGGCTCGGAAAAAGCGTGCGCAGATACGCAAAGACATCGCAAGAGAAAGCGACAACGTCTGGCGAGGTTCTGCCGAGTACATAGAACAGTACCAACAACAGAGGGCAAAGGTAAACGAGCCACATTAACACAATAAAGACTCAACGGTAATCCCCCAACACGAAGTGTGGGGATTACCTTGTGAGTCACTTAAACAATCGCTAGAAAGGAGCACAGTAATGACATCAGAAAAGAAAAAGTTCAACTTTAAGGCACTGCAAGTCGGTATCAACGACGAGCGCGATGGTGTGTCTGCAAGACTAGGCGCGAATATGGTCGAAATGCCCGACAGATTCGTAAGATTTGCGGAAAAATCGCAAAAACGCGGTGGTTTTGACGGTAAGCACACCCAAGTGGATGAGGCACTCGTCTGCGTCTACCTAGTGGAAGCGTTCGAAAGGATATTTGACCGTTCGACCGAGGCGTTGAATTACGTCACCAATCTAATAGCCAACACTATTAGTCTGTGTGATGATAGAGAACAGCGCGTCAAAATGGCGACGGCATTTATCACTCACATGAGCGAGCACTTTGAATCGTGGAACGCAGATTCAATCAACACGTTTGCGCACCAAACAAATATCATCGACAAGGATAAGCACAAGTTCGTGTTAGAATGGGAAGACGACGATAATACGTCTGGCACTATGAGCATCATAGATAGGAAGTCTGGCGAAATTATCATGCATGGCATTTTCGGTAAATTGAGCGAGGGCGAAGGAAATGATGCGCTCGCGAAGGCAATCGCCGAAGGTTTCTCGGGAAATCGAGGTGACGCGTGACCATTAAGACTAACGACATTAAAAAAGGCATGCGCATTCAGTCTAAACAGCTCGGCACTCTAACGTCGGGAATAATGATGGACAACTTGAAAGGCAACACGCGCCTTGTCGACGTTAAGGGTTCTGAAATAGGAATGTTTGACGAAATTGGCTCGGTATACTCACACGACATCATGCTTGTGGAAGTGGATGGCACGTGGGTTGCTGTTGAGCACACCGATGCGCAGAAACAACTGGAAATCGACGCTAACGATTTCTTCAACCAATAACCATAAGGATAAATGTACACAATGGTATACAAGGAAATAGCGAAAACTGATAAGACTAAAATTCTTATTAGTAAAGACACCGTAAATGGTGTCGAGTTCGGGCAGATACGCATTTGGACTAAAGTCAATGGCGATTTGATACCCACTAAAAAAGGTGTATCATTCGCACTGGCTCTAATCCCCGATATACAGCTTGCGCTTGAGCACATGGCGCAAGATGACGGTGATTCAGGAGTCGAATAAGGCTTTAGCCGAGTGCGCGTAACGAAAGCGGGGCAGAATAACTGCCCCGTTTTCTCAACACCCAAACGCGTAATAAGGAGTACCCACCATTGAGGAGTTGGTGGGCATTATGCTATTTTGGACTATCAAATTACTATTAATCAACACATTAACGCAAGAGGTAAATGCAGTGGAAAAACAAGATGTAGTAAGAATACAGGTTAAACTGTTACCCGACGAGTATCAATCTTTTTTGAATATTCTCGAGGACGCTAGCGCGGAAAATTTGCTCACATTATTCGAGGTGCGCAAAATATATCCCACTAGCCTGTGGGGCAAAGCGACGCGGTGGCTAGAAGGCGAAATTGCAAGTGGCATTGACGAAGACGATTGTCAAACTGTCGACGATTACGTAGTGCTAGGAAGGAAAGAGTGCGCAGAAAATCTACTTGAATACATAGAAAGGGAGACAAATAATGAAACTGTATGAACAAATATCAGACGAAACCTATTCTTGCGGAATATGTTCGCATAAAGTAAAAAAAGGCGAATACCATCATAATCACGACAATTTTATTAATGGTAGGCTGTGGGGTTGGGATGCATTAAAAAAGTGGCGACCTTACTGGAAAAAGACACGTACGCATAAAATGCAACATATGAAAGAGAATCCTAAAACTAAAGAAGAAAGATATGAGGACAGATAAATAATGGCTAAAAACAACATCACAATAGAACAACTTGCAAGAGAATTTCTTGTTGTTAAAGAGGCTGTCGTTGTCAATAGACAGCAAAATGTAAACAATTTGAAAAAGATTGTCGGCATTAAAGAGGATATGCTTAAATTAATTAAGGCGTTAGATGTGTGTGCGCAAGCAATTATAAACACAAACGCGAAACTACGATTAGATAAGAAATATGCTAATAATGGCAAGGAGAAAAGTGTTCGAAAAACCAAAAAATAAACGCAAGCGCTACATAAATAAACGTAGGTGGTGCAAGAAATTGTTACGTGACGCGCGTGATGGGGATAAGTCCGCCAAAGACTGCCTACAAAAGTATTTTAAAATAAAGGTAACTATCCATGACTGTTAAGCCACATACGTTTAGGTCTGCGCTCGGGGGCGTGGTCAAGCATTTATATTTCTCTAGATTCATGCTTGCTATATATTACCCGATTCCACAGGAGAAGTTTATGCTTTACAGGCTCGGGTTTCCCGCGCGCCTTCCCTTCGGAGAGTGTCGGTGGGTTGAGGTTTTTTGCGCACCGTCGCTTTTACATTTTCATACAACCTACTCGAAAAGACTAGAGCACATAATCCACTCTGGAACGTAAAAGTGCGCAGATAGTATATAAATATTCTAATTGCTAGTAAATGGAAACCCATTTAAAGCAATTAGAAGAAAAAGTGCGCATAAATTATAGGGTTTATCCAATATTTCCCTCCCTAGTCTAGCATATTTTTGCGCAAATCTGATGCAGTTGGAGAGACTTCGTCGGCATCTGACTTTGTTATTATATATCTTACATCTTCCTTCCTGTATTTCCACCACACCTCATCATCATACAGGTTCATAGGCGAATACGCGTATGATTCTTTCGCGGGTATCTTCATCCACTCCCGCAAATCTTCTAGGTCAGACCAAATATCATACAAACAATCGAGTGTGTTATTGTTTTTTGAAATACACTCGTCTATTTTGTCTTCTATTCGCGTGCATATATCAATGACGTGAGAACATGTGTTTTTTAAGTGACCACCTAAATGGTCACGCTGTTCGAATATGTGTTTCTTTTTTATCATAATGACTCCACGTGTTTAATACTGCGGTGGCGCGCTCTACGCTGTTGGTGGACATGAGCGATGAGGTAAGGACGCGCAGTGCGCACCGCTGAATCCGCAGTATTCCGTTCAATTTAGAAGAATCTCAACTTGTTGCTATTCTTATAATTATAAATGCTTTCTAGCATTTTTAAGTACTCTTCGTTTCGCCCACATGTATGTAGCTCGCTTTGGCGCAACTCCATTTTATGTAACATTACACTGTTATCATATTCATCGTTCTTGAATACGTGCAACATAGCAAGGATGAACGAGCGCGTTCTGAAAAACGGGCACATATCCTTAAAGCTGAATATCATGTCCGCTACTCTTTGACACTCTACAAGCTTGTCAGTGATGTTAAGCTCACCATTTCTAAACTTCAGAGTGGCGTAGCCTCCCGCGCTACCTGTCACTATTGTTAGCGCACCGCCCGCAGTTAGATTATAAGTAGTCATAAATCCCGAGAATACTTGATATTCGTGGAACTTTTCATCACAGTAGTAATCTAGATAGTCGGTTAACTTCCAAGCCCTGTGGGATGCGTTATATATCGGAGTATCCGTCGTAGTCATGTCCGAAAATATGTAGTGAATTGGCAACCCTAGCTCCATCAAAGCTAACATCTTGTGCTGACCTTCGCGGATTGTGTAGTTCGACGTAACGCGCACTGGCGATTCGGCGTTTAGGTTCTTTGCTTCTATGCGCTTCTTCAGGAATTGCACGTGCTTGTCGTCTATCCTTCTGTTTTCGTTAAAAACAAAACGCGCATAATCGTCGGTTATGAAGATTTGCTTGTCTGCCAGCCGGTCGCCCAGCGGTGTTTGCGCGCCAGTCGTAATTGGGGCTGTTTTTTTGCCGTTATTCGTGTTTGTAACTGTTAATCTAGCCATTATTATTGACTCCTCTTGTTTGGTTGTTATTATAAACGCTTATATTTGCAGTGTTCTATTGCGTGTTTAGCCAATATAACGCCTACTAACGCGCTTACAACGATTAATACGAGACCTATTCCACCAATGAATAAGCTTCCCGCAATTTTTATTAACGCTTCTACCATTTATTCGCTTCCTTATAAGTATGATAACACTTCGCGAGCATACTTGCCCCTATCGTGCATGATTTTTCTAGTGTCAGACTCCACATTCAACACATAATTCTCATCATCCGCGTAAAACTCTAACACTTTGCGCATTTCATCAATGGTGTCCCCTATCTTCTTGTTGTCTTGCATCGTGTTTTCCCACGAAGTAACAAGGGCTTCGTTGTCTGTGCGCAACTTTTCTATAACGTCATGTATTTCGTTATCCATTAGCTTCTTCCTCTTTCATGTCCTTTATATATTCTTGTACGTGTTTCATCGCTAATTCATCCTCGGGCAACATCCTTATACGCTTATGTTTATTCTCGCAAAACGTCCACGTCTTTCGGTCTCTTTCCACCTTCTTATCACATAGCGGGCATGTAAATATATCTTGTGCAACACCAATGGGAACTCCGTTCTTCTTTGAATCTGTAACTTCGTCCGTCCACCTTTCTCCGTTCAGCCACGTAGACGGATGCGGGCAATATTTTCCACCTTCTTTACACCATTCGACGCTGTTAGCTTTCAACTGCTTCAAATAACTTTTTATTATTACATCAACGCTGACTATTTTAATAGCACTGTTGAAAGCTTTAAGCGCACGCTTCTTATCTACTTTGTATGGAATAATTTTCCAAAATTTATCAAATTCATTATCGTCGTTTCTTTTCTCTTTGGAAAACGCAGTTTTATTTCTTTTTTCTTTTGAAGTAGTAATAGTAGTAGAAGAGCTATGGCTCGAGGATTGCTTGCGCATTGCGGTGGCAAAGTCGGCATCGGGACTAGCGCCTCCTCCCCATCTGGCTTGCGCACCGGCTTTACCTGCTTTTTTGCGAGACTCAATGTACGTTTTCAACTGACTGCGCTCGAGCTCCATTCTTTCGTTATAAAGCTTACCATCCTCGCCAATCAGGAAACATTTGCGCACTTCTGCCCAGATTACCTCCCAATCAGGTGGATTTCCACATATGCGCGCAAGCATACGCGCATCCTCTGGCAGCCCGATTTCTAACCATGCGTGCGCAAGTAAAGTTATATATACTCCTCGCGCTTCCATGCTCATAACCGCAACCTTGTAATCAGTCAGGAAGTCTGACGCGTAAAATTGGAACGCGGGTGGCTTACTCATTTGAATTCTCCTCTGGGCTTGTTAATAATCGTTTAAGTGTTGATAATTTTACTGCTACGTGTCCTTTTTTTGCGCCCATCTGCATTTCTACGTACGCAAGAGCTCTGTCTGGTGTAATGGACGTTACCTTTCCCGCTTGCCACGCACTTCCACTAGAGTCTTCAGTGGGCACTGCAACTAAATCGCCTACTTTAATTTGCACTGTGGGCATTTTCTTCTAGCCTTTCCTATCGTGGGGAAGTCTTCATAAATTATAAAATTATAAAACCTGTCATATCCACCTTTCTTATTTTTATCGCCATAAGCAAATACTCTTTCCCAACATTTTCTACACGTCCTACAAAAATATAAAGACTTATCTACTTCCCACACGCCATCTTGTCTCTCGTCTCTGTACATTACTCCCACTCGATACTCCTTTGAATGCATTATTTTATTACATCAAGAAATTTATCCAATTCTAGAATTATTACAGGCTTGCGTCTGTCCATTTTCACTATATGCGCATCAACTTTATCTGTGTCAGGCATATATAGCTTTCCAATCTTTTTCCTTGCCTTAACCTGAATGCGAAAATTGTGCGTTTTTATATGGGCAACACAGTCGACTTCAGCATCATAGCCTAACGATACTCCGTTAGAGCCCCATGCGCGCTTGGCATCTATACCGCGCTCCTTGAAATAGTTCACAACTTCTCTCTCAACCCTGTTGCCCTTTATTCTTTCTTTCGCAGACATTATTTGAATATCTCCCTCTGTACGTTTTTGCTTCTTATGTTCCAATCCTTAATCAAATGCGCAATTTGCTTCCCGTGTCCTCTGTTGATTTTAAATCCTTGCGCCATTATGGTGTTTATGTGGGATTCATAGACAGTGCCCGTTTCTTTGTCCTTGATGCGCACTATTTCTGCTCCCTCTCTAAAGGCATCGTGTAATGATTTAGAATCAAATGCAATCGAAGGCGGGACTTGTAGAAAGTGCTTACTTCCAGACAGTACTTTATAGAACACATTTCCAACAACGTGCCCCACTACTCTGCCATGATTCCCCATTATTGGCATGCGCGCTTTTCGTGTAGCCATTAGAACGGCAAGTCCTTGTCTTCTTCACTGAAAAGAGAATCCATTACTTCTTTCTCTCTTTCTTCGCTTACGGCTGTGGAAGGGGTTTCTTCAATAGCGGGCGGTTCTTCTATAACGAGCGCTACTTTTTTTGCGATTTTGTGTCTTGCCTCAAGCGTTCTTACCGCCATCGCTACTGCACCTTTAGGCACTCTATCCGCACTGGCGCTCGTAGCTAACCAATCTAGATAGTCCATGTCTATATCAATCCAAGCAGTCCCTTTGTGCTTGCCAAAGCTAATCTCGTCATCGAAATTCGCACTTGTTACGCTTTTTGCGCTCCCAGTTGCGCTATTTTTCTTGTTACTGGTTGGTATTTTGCTCTGCTGTTCTAGCGCACCAACTAGTTCGTCTGCTGATGCAAACTCGCTACCCGAATAGCCCGCAGACGCAAGAGCGCGCCCAATCGCAGATGTTTCTGCATTTTCCAATGCGCTTGTCTTATTTATTGTGCTGTCGCCAATCTCTTCGTAGGCATGACCTGTGAAGTGACCTACTGGCTTGTCGTATTCAGCAAACGTAGTGATTTCTGCCTTCATAACGATTACGCCCGCAGTGAGCCAATCGTGGTTCACTATCTCTGTTCTTATAGTCAGCGCCCCCTTGTGGTCTTTGTGCGCGTCAGACAGGCGTTCTGCGACTGTGCGGTACATTCTGCCATGTATTTCTACTGCCATAATTTACTCCTCTGTTGTTGTGTTGTTATTGTATTTACAGGAAAACGACGTAGAGCGTTCGCTCCTATACCCTGCGGGATAGTCTCCTGTGCTTTCAATGTATTCGATTACTGCTTTCTTGTCAATCTCCTCACTGTGCTTAACGCGTAATGGAATATTGTTATCATTGCAGAATCCTAAAATATCCTTCTCTGCTATGTCCGACCATATATGTCTGGTTCGCGTTGTGGTGCGCACCGTACCGTTTGGTGTCGAGAGCGTTTTCTTCTGTACAGCTTCCATGTAATTTCGGAGGATGTTCTCATGGTAATCCATTTGCGCTTGCAGTTTTTCTATCTGTCCATCATAGAAGTCCTCTGCGATTTTTTTCACCTCTTCGCGCTCGTTCATTTTGTCTTGCAACTTTTTCATGCGCCATATTATTCTATCGGCAGAATGGTCATTTCCAACCATTGTTGGTGAAAGAGACTCTGTCAGACCTTCAACAGCGTTAACCTCTTCACTCGTCGACAATTTCGAATCTAATCTTATCGCTATCACTTTTTCCCTCCTTTTTTGGGTGGTAGGTTATTTGCTCCTTCTGTTCCTTTATGTGAAATATTTTCACGCCGTTCATGTTGTGAAGTGCTTTTATTATTATTTTTCTTACTTTTTCTAGCTGTTGCGAGGTTTTCGCCTCTATTCTCATGCTTATCATATTTCCTCTTTTTTACTTCAGTGTTCGGTGAAATGAGCTGTCGAACATTACTGCGCATTTCTGTACTGCCGTCGGAAGTAATGTTTTTAAACTCATGCCAAATTACAGTAGTAGAGCCGACTGATTGCGCAACTACTGTTCCGTAACCTCTCGACGATATAAACGGCTCTCCCACAGGGACAGATTTCAAATACATATTTCCTTTCGACGGCTTCCATTTAAAAAGTGGCTTTATTTTTTTTTGTTGTACCATGTATAATTATTACTCCTTTCACTTTTAGTTCAAGGAGTAATAATTATAATCCTATAGCATCCACGACTGACTTTTGGACAAACTTTTCCAAATCAGCGCGATGTATTCTTAAACTTCTTTCTCCCAACTTATGTCCTTTTAAATGTCCCGCATTAACCCACAATCTTATTGTGGCGGGCGTAACATTCAAAACTTTAGCGACTTCCTTCGCTGTAAAATAGGTTTCTTGCATAGTGTTGGTTCTCCCTTTGAGTGCATCTATTGCTCGATTAAAAAACATTTTGGCGTAATTCTCCCTTTGTTTATATAACAATTTAAAGCTATCAATTGTTTATGTCAAGCTCTATTTTCGTTAACAGTGAAAAATATATCAAAAACTCCAACCCATGCTTTCGTTTACTATCTCATTTATGTCTGCTCTGCTTGATAGCAACTCTTCGGCATGCACAACCATTCCGTCATTAATTGAGTGCGGAGTTATATTAAACATACCATTTCCTGTCTCAAAATCAACTATTCCGAATGCTTGTTGCCAATCGTTTTTACTCTTCGTCGCAGGTACTATTCCCGCATCTATGCGCGCAATAGTGCCAGCGCTGTACGCAACATAACTTTTTGCACCTCTGCGCGGATGCACTGTCTTGACTGCGTACTCATGTCGATGTATATGACCAACAATTTCTGAATTTCTAGCATCGCGAAGGATTGCTTTTACAGAATCACCGCTACCAGTTCGAGCGAGCGTTCCATGTGAACAACGCAAGTTATCGTTCAACCAATATTCACCATTTGGATAAGAACCTTTGTATTCAACACCGAGCTCATTTAAACCTAATAAATGTGGTACACTCATTGATGGGTCTGCTTTTTCTGGAGCATTGGCTGGCTTTATATTATATGCGCTTATAAGATTTGTCATTACTGCGCGAGTAAGCCTGAACTCATGGTTTCCTTCTATATATACAATCTTTGCACCTGTATCGCGCAATTGACATATCCACCAGTAAAGCTCGTTGATTGCTGGCTGTGTTGTGAAATAAAACTCTGGACTTTTGAGAAATTTATCGGTCCAGTCTGGCATATCCAACATATCACCAAGCAATATGATAATATCAGGTTTGATTCTTTGCGCAACTTGTAAACATATATCCCACGCTCTTCTGTCGTGAAACGGGTCTAGTTCTCCAGTATTTAGGTCGCGCCTGTACCCGTTTTGCGAGTCTGGTATGATTAAAGCCTTGTTCAGTGCGCGTTTTACGCTGCGCTTCGCTGCTAGCTTGCGCACGTTGGTGCGCACCGAGGAGATAGTGGGGAACTCTTGCTTAATTGGAACGTGTCTTATCAGCCAAGCCTTAACTTGAAACAAGGGTCTGTGAACCACCTTGTCAGCAACGCGCATGGCTACCTCCCATTTATTGACTATATACCTGTCAACTTTCCATAGTTCTGTATCAACACCGCATACAGACAGCAGTTCTTCTAATGTTTTGGGATTTTCTGTGGTTTTATATTCTAAAGTAGCAGTATTGCCGTCATCATTAAATGTTACCTCGTCTTTTTCGCTCTTTATAATCTCCTCACCTATTTCATCGAGCTCAGTGGTTACAAAAGCTGGCTCTAACCTACCGCATCGTTTCTGATAGCGCACCATCTCTGCGCTAATAATTTCGAGACCAAAACGATTACGCATCGCTTGCGCAACTTCGTCATATGTCATGTCCCGCTGTAGGCAATCCTCAGCAAAGCCGTACATTTTTTTAGTCCATGTCAACTTTGCTCCGCCAACTTTACTCATTATTTAGTCCAATCTAGTTTTAGATGACTCGATAAAATGGTCTATAGTTCCCTTTCCTAAGTGCGTATTGTATACTTTTTTCCACATGTGCGCCATACCACCAATCTCAGACACCGATGGCAGAGGTAGTGGTGACCTTCGATATGTTAATCTACACATAGCGATTGCTAAGCCCATATTCATCCACAACATCCTGCGCATTCTGTCTTCTGTTGGCTTGAGTAAGTATCTTTTATTTACATAGACACTGCTTGCAACATTAGATAAAAGAGTTCTGCGATATGCTAAATAGTTCGTGCATATATCAACCGCAGACGCTGGTTCTATTTGGAACACCGATACAGCAGGTCCATTACCTAATTGTTTTATATATTTGTACTTACTTTCTACAAGACCAGTGAGGAAGACGAGCTCTTCGGCTTCTTTTGACCACAGACCTATTTTTTTTAACACCGAGCGAATCAAAGCTCTGGCTTGTTTGTGTTCCAAAATATATTATTTTTTAAATAAGCCGTTAGTTATCTGAACGTAGACCACGAACAAATTCTTGTATACCATGAGCTACTATATTATCAATAGCATCGACAATATATGGCTCTATCGTTTTATTGTAAACTTTCTTTGTCCATTTAAACTTTGCCAATCCTAAAGTACAGGCAACTCCTGCACCATACATCAGCATACCAAACTTTGCTTTAATTGTAGCGTTTGGTATTTTTTTCAATGCCCATGCAACTCCAACAGCTACTGCACCCCCTGCTGCATACTGAGCAGCTGATGCTCCAAGTTTTGCCGCTAACCATTCCATTATAATACTCCTATTGCTATTGTTATTATTATGACCAGCATCGCCATGCCACCAGCCATCCAATTTCTCCAACCTTCAAGTTTTGTAGTGCGACTATTAATTTTACAAAGCTCTTGTTCGCTTCGTTCTACTATAGTCTCAATTCTTACAACTCTACTGTGTATGTCATCTCTATATTCTTTTAATGCTTTATGGTTCATTTTGAACTCATTTTTCCACTTAAGTAACTTACTTTATCAGTAAGGTCTGCGACTTCTTTCATTAAGTCTTCATGCCTTCTATCTCTAGCTTCATCACTACGATTCCATCTATCGATTAATTTTATAGTCATATCTTCAATCTCTCTAAGCTTTGACATCAGCGATGTCTGCAAGAACTTTATCATACCTACAAACAACAGTACTAATACTGCTGTAATTCCATACTCTGAATATATCTCGACCATCCATCTTTACCAAAAGTTAATAGCGAACGGCTTTTGACAAGCACCTATCAGTGCCATCATCATCGTCGTCCAATCGTTGAAAAAAGCCGTCGCATTTTATTCCTCTATAAGCCAGTCCAATGAAGATATTTCCTGTGCTGTCATTTCAGCATTGGTCAGTAAGTTCAATGGAATCTTCTTTATAGATACGTCTACTTCTTCTTCAAGCACAGCTTCAATCTCATTAATATAAGTCTTGAAGGATTTTGATTTAGGTTCGATAGAATAGCCTTCGCCATTCTTTGTACCGTGCTTCTCAAGAAGCTCTTGTTGTATCTTTCTAAAGGATTCCAAATGAGGGCTGACTTGATTGACAACTTTTGCAAGTCTAAAAGATGCTTTTGCTTTCATCTTTTGATTAGCAAGTTCTGCCAATGCAGGTT